CCAGCGAGGCATGGCCAAGGGGATGCTCGATCCCCTGAACAAGCGTCGCTACGAGAACGGCGACGACTACGAGTTTAATCCGAACAATCGTCCCGACGCCGGCATCATCGAGCACAAGATGCCTGAGCTGCCGCAGTCGGCCCTGGCCATGCTGAACCTCCAGAACATGGAGGCTGAGGCGCTGACGGGCGTGAAGAGCTTCTCCGGCGGTATGTCGGGCGAAGCCTATGGTGATGTGGCCGCCGGCATCCGAGGGGTGCTGGACGCCGCTTCCAAGCGGGAAATGGCTATCCTCCGTCGCCTGGCTCAAGGCATGGCCGAGATCGGCACCAAGATCATCGCCATGAACGCGGTGTTCCTGTCGGAGCAGGAGGTGGTGCGGGTCACCAACGAGCAGTTCGTCCAGCTGAGCCCTGCCCAGCAATCGACGGCTCAGCAGCCTGGCCTGGGTCACAACGGTGGCCCGCCTCTGGATGACCAGCCGGACCAGTTCGTCACCGTCAATCGTGAGGACCTGGCCGGCAACTTCGACCTGGAAGTCGACATCGCCACGGCCGAGGTGGATGACGCCAAGTCCAAGGACCTGGCCTTCATGCTCCAGACGATCGGCCCGGACGAAGATCCTGATATGCGCCGGATGATCCTGGCAGAGATCTGCGATCTGAAGCGGATGCCGGCGCTGGCGCACAAGATCCGGACCTACAAGCCCAAACCTGACCCGATCCAGCAGAAGATCCAGGAGCTGACCCTCCAGAAGCTTCAGATGGAGGTCAACGAGCTGCAAACCCAGGCCGAGCTGAACCAGGCGAAAGCCCAGCAGGCCACGGCGGATGCGGCGCTGAAGGGCTCCGCCAAGGACGCCCAGGACCTCGATTACGTCGAGCAGGAGACGGGCACTAAGCACGTCCGTGAGATGGACAAGATCTCTGGCCAGGCCCGAGCCAACCAGGATCTGGAGGTCACCAAGGCGCTCCTGGCTCAGCAGAAGCCTGACCACAAGAAGCCGAATGTCGAAGCGGCGGTCGGCTTCAACTCACTGAGTGAGGCAAAAGATCGCGTTGAGAATAACATTCCCGATAACTTCGGGGGTATTCCAGCGTTGACAAGCTAGACGACGCAGTACCTAACCCACTGTGCTGGCTAGAACTCCTAAGAACGAAAACAACAACCCTGACAGTCTAAGGACCAAGTTAGACAATGAACCAAGTTGAAGCACTGGAACAGCAACTGCTGGGCCTCAAGAACTACGCTGAGCGTGGGGAAATGGCTCGCAGACTCGCCCAGAACCCCGATTTCAAGAAGCTCATCCTGGAGGATTTCTGCGTGACCGAGTGCGCTCGGTATGCGCAACAGTCCGGTGATCCGGCGCTCGGCGTCGAAGAGCGTCAGGATGCTCTGGCCCTGGCTCAGGCCGCCGGCCACCTGAAGCGCTTCCTGTCGATCCAGATCCGCCTGGCCGACCAGGCTGCGAATGAGATCGTCAACGTCAACGAAGCGATCGAGGAGGCCCGTCTCGAGGAAGAGGCTCCTGCCGCTGTCGACGCCGACTATGCTGAGGACGCCGACTGATGGCGACCGAAGCTGAAGCCTCGGCCGAGGGCGAAAAGACGGCCAACACTGACACCGCCGATACCAACCAGGAGAGCCAGGTGGTGAACCCCCTGGCGATGTCCGACGAGGACTTCCTGAAGATGGGGGTCAACGGTGCTCCTCCAACGGTTGAGGCGGCTGCGGCTGCTGCTGAGGAGCCCAAGACGGAAGATCCGAAGGTGGAAACTCCCGCCTCGGAGGGGGCTGGCGATCCCAATGCCAAGGCGGAGCAGCCTTCAGGAGAGAGCGAAGCGGGGGCAGGCGACAAACCGGCTGCTGATCCTGCTGGTTCCAAGCCTGAGGGTGAAGCTGCTGCTGCCCCAGCTAAGGACGGTGAGAAGCCCGCTGAAGGTGAGGCGAAGCCGGAGGACAAACCTGCTGAGCAAACCCCACCGAACTACGAGGCCTTCTACAACCAGATCATGACCCCGTTCAAAGCGAACGGTAAGACGATCGAGTTGAAGTCGCCCGACGAAGCTGTGCGCCTCATGCAGATGGGGGCCAACTATACGCGGAAGATGCAGGAACTGGTCCCGCATCGGAAGACGTTGGCCATGCTTGAGAACAACGGTCTGCTTGGTGAAGAGGCTGTCGACCGGCTTTCTTTCCTGATTGATCTGGACAAGAAGAATCCAGAGGCGATAAAGAAGCTCATTAAGGATGCTGGTGTTGATCCGATGGAGATCGATACCAGTGTCGAACCGGCTTACCTTGAAGGCAATCACCGGGTCACTGATGAGGAAGTGAACTTCAAGTCTGCGTTGGACGAGCTTAGCTCCACTCCGACCGGCAAGGAGACGCTTCAGGACATCAACACCCGCTGGGATCAGGCCTCTAAGGAGTTGCTGTGGAAGCACCCTGAGACCTTGGGGTTGATCCACTCCCAGAAAGAGGTCGGCATCTACGACCGGATCGCTGGGGAGATCGACCGCAGGAGAACCCTGGGGACACTTCCGGCCACTACGCCGTTCCTTGAGGCTTACAAGATCGTCGGAGACGAGCTCACTGCGAGCAACGGCTTCGCCGATCTGATCGCGAAGGCCCAGGGCACCGCTAAGGCGGCTCCAGCTGAAGCACCCGGCCAGGTGCCCAATCAGCCCGCAGCCGAACCTGTAGCGACCCGAGTGGCGGCTCCGAAGCCCCAGGTCAAGAACGGCGACAAGGTGAGTGCAGCATCTCCGACGCGGAGCACTCCCACTACCGCCAAGGCGTTCGTCAATCCCCTGGCTATGTCAGACGACGAATTCCTGAAGTCCTTCAACGGTCGACTCTAGGAACAACCCAGAGCGACCTTCCTGACAAAGGTCCAGTTCGATGGTTCTACAGTACAACGCTCCGATCGACGGCTCGCAGTCGTCCATCGATGTGGGTGGCAGCTCCACCCAGCTTCAGACCTTCATGTATCTGAAGAAGGCGATCATCCAGGCGCGCAAAGAGCAGTATTTCATGCCGCTCGCCTCGGCGATCAACATGCCGAAGAACTACGGCAAGACGATCAAGTGCTACGAGTATGTCCCTCTGCTCGATGACCGCAACGTCAACGACCAGGGCCTGGACGCCGCCGGGGCCACGATCGCCAACGGTAACCTCTATGGTTCCAGCCGCGACATCGGCGCCATCACCGGCAAGCTGCCGACTCTTACCGAGAACGGCGGCCGGGTGAACCGGGTGGGCTTCACGCGTATCCAGCGCGAAGGCTCGATCCACAAGTTCGGCTTCTTCACCGAGTTCACCCAGGAAAGCCTGGACTTCGACTCGGATGACGGGCTGATGGATCACCTGTCCCGCGAGCTGATGAACGGCGCGGTGCAGTTGACCGAGGCGGTCCTCCAGAAGGATCTGCTGGCGGCGCCTGGCGTGGTTCTCTACGCGGGTGCGGCGGTCTCCCCGGCGACCATCACCGGCGAAGGCACCGAGAGCCTGGTGACCTACCGGAACCTGATGCGCCTGGACCAGATCCTGACGGACAACCGGACGCCGAAGCAGACCACGGTCATCACCGGCTCCCGTCTCCAGGACACCCTGACCATCCCGGCTTGCCGCGTGATGTTCATCGGTTCGGAACTGGTGCCTGTGGTTCGCGGCATGACCGACCTGTTCGGTCAGAAGGCCTTCATCGCGGTGCAGCACTACGCCGACGCCGGCTCGGTGCTAAACGGCGAGATCGGCTCGGTCGATGCCTTCCGGATCATCCTGGTTCCGGAAATGCTGCACTGGGCGGGCGCTGGCGCCGTGGCGACGGGCTCCAACGAGGGCTATCGCACCACCAACGTCGGCGGGACCGATCACTACGATGTCTATCCGATGCTGGTCATCGGCGACGACTCGTTCTCGACGATCGGCTTCCAGACCGACGGCAAGACGGTGAAGTTCTCGGTCATCACCAAGATGCCGGGTCCGAACGCTGCGGATCGCAACGATCCGTTCGGTGAGACCGGCTTCAGCTCGATCAAGTGGTACTACGGTATCCTGATCAAGCGTCCGGAACGGATCGCCGTGATCAAGACCGTCGCCCCGATCTGATCGAGGTAGGTCTGAAAGAGATGGGGGG